TATTGATACAGCGAGTTTGATAAATTTATTTTCACCTGAAAAGGATAAAGAAGGAAATAAAACCAAAAAGGGTGAATTATTAAGTAGTGTGAAAGAGAACCAAAATGAAGTATGGGGTAATTTCTTGGATATGAAAAATATAATTTTCAAGAATAAACATTACCAGTTTCATAACCAAATACAAACCGATGGAATATCCTGTTGTTTATTATTTATCAGAAAAGATTTGAAAGATAAAAAATGGGGCTCAAGAGTTCCTGTTTTACAAGAACAAGAATTTCATACCATAGAAGATTTATCCAAAGAACAATTAGATACTTTGAAAGACAGAAATATTGTTGGTTGCGACCCTGGTAAGCGTTCGTTAGTTTATATGATGGATAAAAATGGAAACAAACTACAATACACATCCCCACAAAGAAAACGAGAAAGTAAAGCAAAAACAAACCAACGAATTTTATTAGAGGAAAGGAAACGAAAGAGAATTATTGAAAAAGAAACCCAATTATCATTTCAAAATAGCAAATCAGTTGATTATGAAAAGTTCAAAACATATTTAGTTGAGAAGAATAAATTGAATAAGGAAACATCTGAATTTTATAAACAAGAAGTATGGCGTAAAATGAAATTCAGACAATACTCTTATAGTAAGAAATCCATAGATACATTCCTGAATAAAATTAAGGAAACTTTTGGAGAAAATATCCTGATCGGTTATGGAAATTGGAGTAGGTCAACCCAAATGAAACATTTTATGCCTACAATGAATAAAGGTTTAAGGAAATTAATTCATAGAAAATATGATACGATTACCATAAACGAATGTAATACAAGTAAGAAATGTTGTGATTGTAATAAAGATTTAGAATATTACAAGGATAAGGAAGGGAAGAAAGTATTTCGTCTGTTAAAGTGTTCTGATTGCGTGAGTTGCGAAAACAAAAAAATCGTATTCAGGACACGAGATGCAAATTCTTCCATAAACATAATGAAATTAACAAGTTGTTGGATAGAAAATCAAGAACGACCATTATGTTTTTCACAAGTTACGCAAATTTCGTCTTTCACTTCTTCCTCCCAAAGGGAAAAAACAGAAGAAGAAAAAGTAAGACCATCGTAGGTGAAATTCCTACTATTGATTTTACACTTTTTTATTTTTTTAGCGTCTATAATGAGCGTTTTAAATGTGCAAAGGTGTAAACATATTAATTATCATCAACTTTATCATATGTACAATTTGGTTATAATTATATGAATTATACCAAGATGGTTTTACATTTTTGCTAATAAGATAATCATATGTAAAAGGTGTCAAATGTCCTGGTATATTGTTTATAGTAGCATTTTTAATTTTTCTGTAAAATTCAAGGAGTGAATTAATAGCTGCAAAATTCTCTCCACATATATTTGAATTAGGAATTGTGTTAATTAATCTTTGCATTGTTGTCGAACCGGAACGTCCTGTAGCACATATTAAAACAATTTTATCATCCATTATTTTAATATATTAATAAAACTACTTAAAGAAAACGCAAACGATTGCTCTTTTACAGGTGGATTAAAACCAACTCTTTAATTCAAGTTGTCTATCTGTATTGCTAGCTTGAATTGGATGTGCAATAGGAACAACTAATGTGCTTACATCGTCTATATATTTCATATAACCCTGAGCTTCACTATATACCTGTTGTATGCAATAATTTAATACAATTTTATTTAGCTCAGTTATTTGATGAGGAATATTAGATGGTTGATTTACAGAGTGCTGAAGAAATACACTTCTCATTATTATTTTAAGTGAATCACAATCTTGTCCTCCTATTACATATTGTCCATTTGAGCGTTGATATACACCTGCTCTAATACCATTTTGAAGTATTAGTACGTTTTGTTTAGAAAAAAATGCTTGCGACAAAGGAGTCTCATTCCATAAACCATCAGTTGCATTCCTAAATGTTACACATTGATTAGCAGGTATTTTATCATACATTTCAAATAATGTTGAAGTATTAGGTGATTTTATATTAACACGTCCATTATTTACTTTGTTCATTTATATAAAATAAGTAAATAGAAAAAATTATATTTATTTAATTTATATGGAAGGTTTTCAAAAATTTATTCTTTTTGCTGCTATAATTATATTAATAATTAGTCTTGTATTCATTGGGATGGCGCTTACTTATTCTACTAACCAAGAATGGCCTCCTATGATTCCAGATTGTCCTGATTTTTGGTTAATCGATGGTTCTGGAAATAATGCTACATGTATTAATGTAAAAGATTTAGGAACATGTTCTCCTCAAGATGGAGATAAACATTTAAGAATGAGCTTTAATACTCCTGCATTTTCAGGGTCTAATGAATTGTGTGCTAAATATACTTGGGCAAAAAATTGTGGAGTATCATGGGACGGAATAACTTATGGTGTTAATAATCCTTGTCAAACTTAGACAGAATAATTTATGGTGTTAATAATCATTGACAAACTATTTATTTTACATTTTTCTTATTTTTTTGCCTTTACACCAAAAGATATAGAAAATAATAAAAATAAACATTATAAATATATTTTAATAATTATATGTATAATGAAATTATCTCATTTACCTGATGATATTATTAATTTAATCAAAGAATTTATTACATATAAGAAGCTCGTATTTGTTAATAAGACATTTTATAATTTATATCATCATACTATCAAGAGTTCTATAAAATTATATGAAAATTATGTTCGTGATATGATTAGAAGAGATAATGATTTTGTCTTTGAAAAAATACTTGGAGAGAATATAAATTTATGGCTTAAAAATAAACAATATAGATATAAAAATATGGTTTTTAACAATTATATTTATTTTATTATTAATTATTGTATTGAAAATAATTCAGACAATTGCAGGAAAATTTTAACTAATTATTTAAAGAAACGTGATTTGTGTAGAAATCTACATAAAAAGAATGTTGTTAAATATATAAAATGGACAAATTAAATATAAATAAAATTCTTAATCGATATGAACAAGAAAAAGAAATTAAAAAAATTCTAAATGATTTTGAATCTAATAGAAACAATCTACTTTTTAAAAAAGGTATTTATATTTATGGTGACCCTGGAACAGGTAAAACCTCATTTGTTTTTAATATATTAAAAGAACTTAATTATGATATTATTAAATATGATGCAGGTGATATTAGAAATACATCTGTTATCGAAGATATTACAAAACATAATATGTCTGATAAAAATATTATGAGTTTATTTAATAAAAAAATCAAAAAAATTGCAATTATTATGGATGAAATTGATGGAATGAATAACGGTGATAAAGGAGGTATAAATTCACTCATTAAACTTATTAGACCTAAAAAGACGAAAAAACAAAAATTAGAAGAAGTTACTATGAATCCTATTATTTGTATTGGTAACTATAGAGTAGATAAAAAAATTAAAGAACTAATGAAAGTTTGTAATACTATAGAATTAAAAACACCCAATCAACTTCAAATATTAAACATAACAGAATCATTATTCACTAAAATCGAATCTAATTTAAAAACTAAACTAGTCACATATGTTCAAGGTGATTTAAGAAAATTAAATAATATCCATAACTTATTCAAAAATAAACCTGAACTTTTTACATGTGACATTATTGAAAATATTCTTCAAATTAAATCATATAATGATGATACAAAAAAAATCACAAATAAACTTATTAAAGGTTATTTTCCTCTTAATGAACATAATAATATTATGAATGAAACAGACCGAACAAGTGTTGGATTATTATGGCATGAAAATATTATTGATGTAATTGAAAAAATGGATAAGAAAAAATCTATACCATTCTATATTTCTCAATTAGATAATATATGTTTTGCAGATTATATTGACCGTATTACATTTCAAAAACAAATATGGCAATTTAATGAAATGAGTTCTCTAATTAAGACATTTAAAAATAATAAATTATATCATGAAACATTTATAACAAATAATAAAACTATACCATGTGAGGTTAGATTTACAAAAGTCTTAACTAAATATTCTACTGAATATAATAATTCTCTTTTTATACAGAAGCTATGTCAGAAATTAGGAATGGATAAAAAAGATTTATTTGGATTCTTTATTGAATTAAGTAATAATCATGACACGTCAGAGATTATTAATTTACTTGATAATTATGAAATAAGCAAACTCGATATTAATCGTATTTATAGATATATTGAAAAATATATTAAAGAAAATGCTACTGGAACAACTGATAAAGAAATTGAAGAAGAAGAAGATGCTGGTGATGAATCAGAAGAATAAGTTTTTCAATTTAAACTATGATAAAAAATTTATAGTTTAAATTTAATTAATTTTAATTAATATTGACTTTATCTAACATCAATAGAATGTTGATTTAGAATAATTTTATTCTTTAATTCAAATAACCTAGCATCCCTATTTAGCTCCCAATTATGTGATAAAATAGGGTCTACATCACACAACAAATGAGATACATAATGCTGAGGCGAACTATAAAATAACGTGCTAGAACCATTTATACTTCGACATTCTCCAGTAGTCAAAATAACCTTGAAAAACAAATATTCATCCTTTGAACCTACAAGGTTTGAAAAATATTCACCAGTCTCTGCATCTCTAATTCGATTTCCAGTTCCATTGGATGTATATATTTCAATTTTCTTGTTATATAGTTGTCCATTTTTCTTTAAAGCCTTTCTATAAATTACATTGTAACCCTTATCTTGTCTCTTTACCTTCTCAAACATTTTATCAGCATCGTCTTCGTCAAAATTATTTTGGTCAACTTGATTTAAATAATCGTCCTGGTACATGTCTTATATATTATAATATATAACACATATATCTTTAAATCATTTTAAGCTATATTTATTGTTGGACCTTCACTAGATAATTCAATTTTTCTTTCATTTTTCTTTTTTTCTATTTGAGATGTAATAAGCTGTTTAATTTTATTATTTAAATATTGAACTTGTTCTTTTAATTGATTATTTTCAAACATTAATTGTTGTATCATCATAGCTTGTTCATTAATTTGTTGTTGAGATATTTCAGGATTTGTAATCATTGTTATTTTATTAATTGTATCTTGATAATCTGCTTGTTGTTTCATTATTTCTTGAATTTTTTTCTCTCTCTCTATCTTTATTTCGGCTAATTGTTTAGTTACATCAGGTTTATTTTCTGGTTTACCTGGTTCATAATTAATTAATAACTCATCTATATCTTCCATAAAAAACTTTAAGATATCTGGTTCTTTTACTAAATCTTTTGGAGTTAATGGTGTATCATGCACACTTGGATTTGGCATTTGTTTTAATAATTCTTTTTTATCAAATGAATTATGAGTATGTGAAAACACTAATATGGATTTTGTTGAGTCTAATTGCACAAATGGAATAGTATAACCTTTTAAAAATTTGCTCTCTTCAGCTACAGATGACTCTTCATCGAATTTTGTTTGATTTAATAATTCTCTTTTAAAAGCAAATGTTGCTGCTGTTGCATGGTTTGGACCATATGGACCAAATTGAAACATCTTATTTATATGTTTAAAATACATAAACATTGCACTTGAACCTGCACATAAAAATTTACTTCCGAGTAATTTTTCTACAGCATGATTTACTCTATAAGGAGGATAATAATCATCATCATCCATATAAACTATAATATCACCTTTTGCTTTTTCATTTGTTAAATTTCTTTTTTTACCAACTGTCATTTTTTCATCATATTTAAAATATTTTACATAAGGCAGATGACTTACTAAATCTTCAATTTTATCAGTACCATCATCTACAATAATCCATTCCATTTTATCTTTCGGATAAGTTTGATTCTCAATACATTTCATTATTATTGGTATAAAAGGACGTCTATTAAATGTTGGTGTACATATACTAACAAAAGGATGTTTTGATAGTTTATTTTTATTTTTACCCATTATAATATTAATTAAATAACTATTATTTAAGTAATATTACGATAAAATTATTTATTAGATAAATTTTTTCCTATTTTTCTTAATTCTTTTGAAATGTTGCCACCTTTTTGTCCAAATATCAAATTATAAAAGAATCCTTTTTCATTAAATTTTTTAAATTCTGGTGCCTTACATGTTTTAATAGCTTGTTTATTGCTAACTAATGGGGATAAATTTGATTCTGGAATTGATTTAAAAATATCTAAACCTATTAAACCATAATATATTAATCCAACAGTAAGAATTGCAAAAATACCAGGTAATGTACCTAATTTAGAGAAAGCCAATAAAATAAGAAACAAACTTATTATTGATACTATTATTACTTTATAATATTTTAAGGTTTCTTTTATGATAGTAAATGATGATATTTGTTTACCATTCATTATAGCTTTAACAAATAATGTGGAAATTACAGAATTATGAAAAACTAATATTGGTAAAATTGAAACAATAGGAAAACCAAATATAATTATAAAAACAAATAGTATTGCTAATCCTGCTCCTAAAAACCAATTTACTGGAGTCATGATTGTGACATCTTCCCATTGTGGCTTTCCATCACCTGTATCATTTCTATTTGTTTTAAAGAACCACGACATATTTGTAAACCATAAATATATAAAATAAATAATATTAATTAAGGCTCCAAAAGCAAATAAAAAACCACCAATTAAAGGACCAACACCTACTATTGCTGGTTCAGGAAATGTGGAGTTCATTAAATTCATAATAGTATTAATTGCTGAATAATTAAATTGTAATATAGATTCTATTATTGAAATAAAATAATTTGCTAAAAAGTTTGAAGAAGATTTTTCCTTATATTTTTTAAATATCTCAACAAGTTTATTTTGCGAATTTATATCATATGGTATTTCCATTTTCATAGACATTTCAGGGTCTGTAAATGTGGTAAAAATATTAGTTTGTATTTTTTCTATATCTGGTTTATTATCAGTATAAGGAGCACAATTAGGTTCGGACGGTAATATATTTGATTGTGCTAATTTACACATAAATAAAATTAATCCACCACTTGAAAAGTATAATATTATTAGAATAATTATCACAATTAAAGAAGTTAGGAATCCTCCTATATTAGATATAAAACTACTTGCAGAAGAGGATGAATCTTGGTCTTTTTTTTCGTCTATAGCACTAGTATCATTATTTGTATCTGACATTACTTATATTAAATTAATATAAAAATTTTAATATCAATTTATTATATGAAATTTTCTTTTAACACAATATTTTTACCCCTTATGACAATGATTTTACTAGTTTTTGTTTTTAATATGATTGATTATTTAGCTGCCGAAAAATATATTGTAGAATGCTTTACTTCAACTCCTGTAAGTGATAAAACAACTCATACTGTAGATTTACCGTTAAATACTACTTATAGTTGTCAAAATTTTTGCGGACCAACTTCAAGATGTGCTATAACTGGTCAGCAATGCTTTACTGATTTTGATTGTCCTGGTTGTCAGCCTAATTTATCATCGTCTCCTAAAACATCAGAATGTATTGCTGGTGCCAATAATGCGGGTAAATTGACCGTTGGTGTAACACCTACATATTCTCCATTAACAACCGGTTATGGAACTAGAGAAAAAATAATTACTAAGGATATGTATGCTCAGCCACCTCAAGCTAATTTTGGAGTAGATACTTGGAGTAAATCATTTAATGAAGGTCAAAAATTATTTAATAAAAGATATAAACCTAATCAATTACAATTTATGCCTAATTATCCATCAAGGTATACTGCAACAGGTGAATTTATAGTAGATGGACCTTTGCCATCAAATTATTAACTTTTATTTATAACTACTTCTTTAGCTATATTTCTGATAATTTTGTCTTGTTTTTCGCTTTCATTATCTCCCATACCTCCCATCGCCTCTATAACTAATTTACTATAATGGTCTGAATATTTTGAATCACTATAGTTACACCCTGGATGAAGCTCTTTAAATTTTGGCAAAAGTTTTTCATTTTTAAATGCTACACGTTTGATAGCTTTACGAATTTTTATTTTTTGTTCATTTTCTTTTTCCCATTTATCTTCATCTTTGATATAAATAACTTCCCTCTTTTTATCTGCACAATGCACAGGTCTTTTATGAACATCTAGTGCTTTTAAATTTTTAACAATAATATTAGAAATACCATCTACAAAGCCTAGCTTACCTACTTCTTCTAAATCTGATAGTTGTAATTGAAGGGAATCAATAAAATCATTAATATTCATAGCGTCTTTGCATGTTTCGTTTAGGAATACATTTAAGTTAAACGTTTTATTATTAGAATTATTATTTATTAGTGTGTTATTATTAGTTGTTCCAGACATTTCTACAAGCTTATTTGTGAGTTCTTGATTATGTTTTTGAGCTTCACTATTTAATGTTACTAATTCTTTATTTTGCTTTACAACCTCTAGAATAAGATTAGTTAAAGCCTTAAATTCCCCTTCATCTGTGTAGTAGTGTTCATAATTGGCGTTTTTTTTGCAGTTTTCTGATGTTTTATGACGAGATAAACCTGACCTATGTTTATATATATTTCCGCAATGACATTTATATACAGATGATGAATCGTAAGGCGTTTTTTTATTATCATTTGTATCATTTTTATTATCATTTTCATTTTTAATATGTTTTGGTCTTAATATATGTCTATCCCAATCACTTTTTTTACAGCATTTAAAATTACAAATTTTACAGAAAAATATTTCAGCGTTTTTTTGGCGTTTTATGTTATCATTCATTTATCTATAAAGATAAAAAAAAACGCCTAAATCCTTTTTTAATAAAAATATATATTTTTTTTACAATCACAAAAAATATTTCTTTGGTTTAATTTATGACGATAATTTTTCACTATCGTAATAAAAAAATTCGGTCAGTAAGGACGTTTTTGGTATATCGATTTTGGACATTTTTTTTGTCCATTTTGAAAATTCAAAAAAACTTTCCCAAAATTATTTTGATTAATTTCTCTTCATGTGTAGGGAACTTTTTTAGACCATTTTTTCAAAATCTCAAGAAATTCCCTTCATTATGTAGTGCAGTCGTCTTTAAGTACCTTTTACACCTTTGGACATTTAAAACGCTGACTAATCATCAGAGAAAAATACTTTACTTTCTAATATTTTATCATAAACATAAAAGCATTTAGGTATAACACGAATTCCATAATTTCCATTGATAAGTTTTATATTTATTATTTTTAATGGTTCTGTTATATTTTCTTTACATAATTCTTTTATTTGACAATTCGGAACATAACCAATCTTTTTATTATTATTTTTGATAGATATTGCTGATTTATCGTATTCGTTGTCTGGTTCCAACTCCATTATCAATTCTGTTTCATATGTGATGTCTAAACAATTATCTCTATAAAAACTTATGCCTGATATTAAAAATGATTTTTCTGGAAAAATAAATTTATTTCCATAATATTGTTGTGTATAATGACCATAAATAGACATATAATATTGTATAATATATTATATGTTAAAATTAAACGGCGTTTTAAATGTCCAAAGGTGTAAAATATATAATTTAAACTACTTAAAGGAGTTATTATTTTTAGATATTAACATCAATTTTTTCAGTAACTAATACATTTTTTATATATTTACCACATGGCCCACAATGGTCTTCGTTTGCCAAATCTATTTTATTATTGAGTTTTTTATTACAAATTTCAATATTCCATCTACCTAATGGAGGTTTTAAATTTGACTTTTGTAAAATATTTTTAACTATCGTTATAATTCGCATCATACTTATTTAATAACTTAATATTATATAAAATTATTATGTCTTAACATCATTTAATGATATAATAATTATAATATGTGTAAACTGGTTTAATTTATTATTAAGTTGCATACAATAATCCAGCATTTCCACCAACAAATATCACCATATTTACTCTCTCCTCTATTAAATACATATTGAAGTTGTAATCATAAATTCTCCATGTTGGTTTGTTAATACCTATTATATCTCCAGTTGCTGGGTCACAAATTGTTAAAACCTGTGCATAAGGGTCTGCTGGAGGAGTAATCGTTGTAAATTCAAACTGTATGTTTGTAAATCTACTCATATTCATTGCACCAGATGGCTGATACTTTAAAGGGTCTGTATCCAGACAAAAATTATAACAATACAAACCTGGAGGAGCAAAACCAGCTGTTCTTACATATTTTTCTACAAAATTAAATACTCCTGCAGGTAAAATATTCTCTCTATATTGGCCATCAAGTAATATTCCTAATGCAATCAAAATAAATTTAAGATTTTGAGGATTATAAACCCCTGAATAATATAAACCTGATAATGTTCCGTCTGGATTTAATCCAGGTCCTAAAAATGGTGGACCTATTGGATTTGGATTTGGATAATCTCCTCCTGTTGAAGCTGGAGTTATATCTTGAGGCATGTATTCATAAGGCCAATTTGTATAATTTGACCATTGATTTCTTAAATTAGCATCGCTTCTTTGGAAATAAAACATCCAGCTTATAACCATACCAATCGAATCCAAATCAATCTTATTTGCTCCAGTTATATTATAGAATGGTTTTTCATGAATTTGTTTGAATAAATATTTTTGTTCATTTTTTGCAAAAATTGTTGATTCATCGTTAGAGAGAAAACAATATGTACAATTTAAATTAATATCTGCAAACCAATTTGTTCTAGTATCTACATAAGATGTAGGACCTATTTCTTCGTCTGGAGGTGTTTGTAAAAATCTATAGAATTGCATATAATATTGATTAAAATTTGGAGCAATAACCGGATAATTATTTGTATAATCCATAACATCACGAATAGTAAACCACTGATTAATAGGTCTAAATGTAACATTGATAGATAACTCGTTGTATTGAAGAGCTATTAATGGAAAAGCTTGCGTAGAGAGAAGACTAAACCATGAGCCAATTGGAATCCATAATGTTCTACCCATAATAGAAGGTTGTGCTCCAGCTGGACTTGTTGTATGAAAAGCATTTGGATATGCATTTACACGAGGTCCGGAATTAGCCGGATCATTCAATTCAGGAACATTGCCTATCATTTCATCAAATAGAGCTCGTTTACTTCCTGAAAAATCTCTTCTAACTGAATTAAGTATATATTGTCCTGAATATTTTTGTAATTGTTGATTACCACAATTGATTGTTATATTACTGATGATTTGAGCACCTAAATTATCTATCCATTGGAATTCAAAAGGAGCCCAATTTGTATAACTAGTCGAACCGTCGGGGTTAGTATAAGGTTGTGGAGGCATTATTCCTGACCAAATATTTGGTAATGTTATACATATATAACAATCCATAAGAAGGTCTGCGTACCTTTTAACCTTAAATGTAAATGTACTTTCAGTTGTTAAATTTAATTGAGGTGTACCTTCATAATCTAGACGAAATTTTTGAAGACCATAATTTGTATACTTTTTATATGTGCTTTTAAAAAATGATTTTTCAGGATTGCCGTTCAAAATTATATTTTGATTTCCCTGACTAACTAGTTGCATAAGCCCTCCAGCCATATTTAGTATATAATAGTATTATTTTTTAATTCTTTATTTCATCATAATATAATTTAATAATTTCTAATAATTCTTTATTTTCTTCATTTTCAATTCTTTTAATTTGTTTTTCAATCTCCTCTTTCAAAATAGGTAAACGAGTATACATCATTGGGTTTATAGATTTGCCATTTTTATCCTTAAATTTATCTGGATTGAATCTTATAAATATAAATTTTCCACTATGTAACATATATAAATCATCATAACGAATTTCTTCATCATCTTTATCGTAACCCTTGTGTTGTTCTTCATCAGTTTCAATACATAATAAAGTATTTCCAATTAATTTTCTGTGGTCTATTCTTCTTCTGTGTGTGCAGTCACAATTGCCTGTGTATAAAGGTTTATCATGTTGAAAGCCTTCAAAATTTAAATTAATATAGTTTTGGACAGTAATTTCTTTTGTTTTACAACGAATTTGAAGTGTTAAAGGATCGGTTGGAAATAATTGTTGATAACAAGTAGCACAATATCCCTTATATTTAGAATTAGCAAGAGTTCCTAAACAATAATTTGCCTTACACTTTTTATGCTTTATATCAATCATTCCTTCTTTTTTGTGTGTTGAACAATATAATGTAGTTTTTTCTCCTTCTATATTATAAGTAGGTTGAGTTTTACAACCTTCTTGTAAACACCTTTTATGATAAATATCAACCATTCCATCTAATTTATGAATAGAACAATATAAACCAATCATTTTCCCTTCAAAATTATAACTTGGTCTCGTTTTACAATTTGGATGAATACAAGTTTTATCTTTTACGTTAATCATTTCTTCTTTTTTGTGTTCTGAACAATATAATGCTATTTTTTCACCATTATAATTAAAACATGGTTGTTTTTTACATTTTGGATGAATACAAGTTTTATCTTTTACGTTAATCATTTCTTCTTTTTTGTGTTCTGAACAATATAATGCTATTTTTTCACCATTATAATTAAAACATGGTTGTTTTTTACATTTTGAGTAGACGCATTTTTTTGAAACCACATTAACCATTCCATCTAATTTATGTGTTAAACAATACAATGGTTTATTTTCTCCATTGTAATTATAAATTGGTCTTGTTTTACAATTTTCATAAAAACACGCATTATGTATTATGTCAATCATTCCATCTAATTTATGTTGAGAGCAATATAATGCTTTTGTTTCTCCTTCTTTATTATAAATTGGTATTATTTTACAATTTCCTTCATGACACAATTGACTAACTAATTTATAGTCTCCTTTATGTTCTTTACATCTTAATGGTTTTCCATAAAACTCACCATAGTTAGCATAAGCTCTACACGTTTCATATTCACAAACCTTTGGCATTTATAATATAACTAAATAATATATATTTAAGTAATTACTCCTTACTTTTAATTTAAAGTAGTAATTTCCCTAAATATCTTTCTCTCAAAACTTTATAACAAAAATTAATAATAATTTAATATATTAGTAATGTCATCAACAAATACAGATTTTTTATCACAAATACAAAGTTTAGACGAATCATTTCAATCTTATGTAATTATGGCATTTATACTAATAATTTTAATCATTTTTATTGGTTATATGATTTATCTAAGCAGACTAGAAAATGCTACATGCGATTATATGAATACTCTATATCCAAGTGTTGCTGGTAATTTAATATCAATTAATAGTTCAGACCCCGATTGTAGTGGAAATTTATTTGATTATTATATTAAAACGGCGTATAATGCTTGTTCAGGGTCAAATTATAAAAATGATTTTGTTAATATCTGTAACTTAAAGGCTATTATAAAACAAGGTGTTAGATGTCTTGATTTTGAAATATATTCTGTAAATGACCAACCAGTTGTAGCAACCAGCACAATTGATAATTATCATGTTAAAGAAACATTTAATTCAGTCAACTTTGGAACTGTTATGGATACTATTAAAAATTATGCGTTTTCCGGAGGAACATGTCCAAACCCAAGTGACCCTATATTAATTCACTTAAGATTTAAGAGTAGTAATCAAAACATGTATTCTAAATTAACAGATATTTTCAAGTCTAATACTGATATTATGTTAGGACCTAGTTATAGTTATGAATCTGAAGGAAAAAATTTAGGAAATATTCCTCTTTTATCTCTCCAAAATAAAATTATACTAATTGTTGATAGAACAAATACTGCATTTCTTGAGAATCAAGATTTACTTGAGTTCATTAATTTAACGAGCAACTCAATATTTATGAGAGAATATGATTATTATAATATTAAAAATAATCCTGACATCAATGAATTGACTGATTTTAATAGACGAGGTATAACCATCGTAACACCAGATAATGGCAGTAATCCGGCTAATCCTAGTGGCATGGTATGTAGAGCAAGTGGATGTCAAATGGTTGCATTGAGATATCAATTAGTTGATAATAATCTTATGGAGAATGCACTCTTTTTTGATAGAGCCGGATATGCATTTGCACTTAAACCCGATGATTTGAGATATCAACCTGTTACAGTTGCTGCACCAACACCTCAATTACCAGAATATTCTTATGCTACAAGAAATGCATCAACTGACTTTTATGATTTTAACTTTTAGATATATTGAAATTTATTTAGAGTAATCCGTATATTTAATATATATAAAGACTAATATAACATGATGATTTAAAACCACATAATTTTTATAATCTTCTGTCTTCTGTCTTATGTTTAGTCATTTGTATTATTTACAGAAAAAATATAAAAATTATGTGGTTTTAAATCTTCAATGGTGTAAATATCAATATTATTCAATTTTATTTTAACATAATAATATAGAAATGCCAAAAGAAAAAAATGTCTGTAAAGATTTGTCATTTGCAGATTGTGAATTAACAATTTTGCGTATGGCGGTAGATAAAGCTGAAGAAAAAATGGGTAGACGAGTAGTAAATTCAGAAGATGTACAAAAAATAATTGATATAGTTGAAGAATTTATTAAACATAAAAAATTAATTTGTTATGGAGGAACAGCTATTAACAATATTTTACCTGAAGAAGATAGATTCTATAATAAAGAAGTTGAACTTCCAGATTATGATTTTTTCTCTCAAAATGCTTTGAATGATGCAAAAGAATTAGCTAATATTTATTTTAAGAAAGGTTTTATTGATGTTGAAGCTAAATCAGGTCAACACCATGGAACCTATAAAGTTTATGTTAATTATATGGCAGTAGCAGATATAACTTATTTGCCGAAGCAAATTTTTCTTGCTATAAAAAGTGACACAATAAGTGTTGGTGGTATGATGTATGCCCCTCCTAATTTTTTAAGAATGTCAATGTATCTTGAATTATCTAGACCAGCTGGTGATATTAGCAGATGGGAAAAGGTGTTAAAAAGGTTAGCATTATTAAATAAAAATTATCCTATTACTGATATTAATTGTAATGATGTCGATTTTCAACGTGAAATGGAAGATAAAGAAAATGAAGATAAAATTTATGAAATAACTAAAAATGCTCTTATTAATCAAGGTGTAGTATTTTTTGGTGGTTTTGCTAATAGTCTTTACTCACAATATATGCCCTCAAATTTAAAGAAAAAAATCGAAAATGTAGCAGACTTTGATGTTTTATCTAATAATCCTGAACAAACAGCTGAAATTATTAAAGAACGTCTAATTGATAATGGATTTAAAAATGTAAAAATATTTAAACAAGATGCAGTTGGAGAGATAGTTCCTGAACATTATGAAGTTAAAGTTGGAAATGATTCTATTTTATTTATTTATAAGCCCATCGGATGTCATAGTTATAACGTATTAATAATAAAGGGTAAAAAAGTAAAAGTAGCAACAATTGATACTATGTTAAGTTTATATTTAGCGTTTTTATATGCTAATAAACCATACTACAATCAATTTATTGATAGAATTCTTTGTATGTCAAAATTTTTATTTGATGTTCAACAGAAAAATAGATTAGTACAAAAAGGGTTATTAAAAAGATTTAGTATAACTTGCTATGGTCATCAAGAATCAGTTGAAGAAATGAAAGCTGAAAAAGCGTTAAAATATAAAGAACTTAAAAAAAATAAGAATACAAAAATGTTTGAAGAATGGTTTTTAAATTATAGACCAGATGATATAAAAACCCAAAAAGATAATAAAAATATTACAGTTAAGAAAAGGAAGAAGAAAACAACTAAAAAAAATAATGGATTATTCAACATTTATGGTTCAAAAAGTCGTAAAAACAAAAAACAAGTTTATTAAAGTTAATTATTAGGATTATTTCCCATTGTGCAAAAACCTCCTGAGCAATTTTCATCTTGGTTGTTTCTTTTATTTTGATAAAAATTATAAATAAATATACTAATAATAGCAAGTAAAATTGCAGCTCCAATATAAATAAACATTGTATAATCTATAATAATACTTTCACAAGGACTGATAATATTATTTAAATCAGGAACCTCTAAACAAAACGCCGAGTCTGTGATATCAATATTATCCATATTATTATATTGATATCTTACAAATAAATATTAATTTAAACTTATAAACAATATTTTTCTAAAATAATGCTAAATATATCAAAAGTAATTCTTGATATTATTTTAACTAGTAAATTATCCTCAATATCAGGCGAAATGTATTTTTTCATATAATTTGTAATATAAAGTATATTTACAACAAATACCTCAAAAAGCAATTTAAAATAATAAAATGATTTATTACATATATTCCATTCATCAACAAAACTACACATAGTAGTGTTTGATTTTTTAATGAAAAAACTATGAATATCTAATAATCCAGATAAAATTCTATGAAAATTAGTTTTTTCATTTTTGATATTAATCGCATTAAAAAATTTATCATAACTGAATAATTCCATATGCAATATTTTTTTATTGCTTTCTTTATTAAAAATAAAAGCATTTATGCCATCAATGTATTTTTTTTTATATAAAATATTGTTATCTATTAATAAAGGAACATAACACGATTTAATTATAGTATCTATTATTTCATCTACATTTTTGTAAGTTGATTTTACTATTTTTTTCTTACGTTTAATATCATTATAACATATAAAAAGTTTACCATTTACTTTGCTGCAAATATCATCAGGAATTCTTCCGACTAAAAATGTTTTTAAATTTTTAATTGTATTTAACGTAAAATTAGTTTTAAATTCATTATTAAAAGTTTCATATAATTTAGGCATTAAATCAAAAGCATCTATATAATATAAAAATCCAACTATAGAACCAATACTACATCCTGATATTCTATCAATTATAATATATTGTCTTCTCTCCATTTCCTTTAAAAAATATAATGCTCCAACCAAATAACTTCCATTAAATAAACCACCATCTAAAACTAAATCAATATTTTGTAATTTTTTTGATGACTCTGGTAAATTTTCAATTAATTTATTAACGTATTCATCAATCATATATTTATAATCAAAATGAATTCAATTATTATAACGAATAATTATATTATTTATATTTTTTTATTTTGCAAAAGTCTATTCATAAATTCATCTTCATTTTTGTTTGAAACATATATATAGATGCGTGTAAATCATTTATATATATTTAAAAGGTATCAAAATAATAGGTTGTTTTCATTAACAAATGGAATAACATACCAAATAAAATACTTGTAAATAAATATCCATTAATATTTAAGTTACCATCATTTGAAAATAAAAATGGTATATATGAATATAAAAATTTCTTAAAAAATGGTAATTGGAATAAAAAATATAATACTGCTAATAATAATGGTGTCTGAATTTCATTATACATATCATCTAAAGAACTATTTGTTTGTTTACTTGTATTATAATTGTTAATCATATCAGAAGTCTGTTCATTATTTCTAATATAATCTTGCATTGGTTGTGGGACATAATTTGGCATAACTTGTGGGTCACTGGCTAGATTATTTGTATTCATAGGAATATCTCTAGATGGTAATTGGGTTGCACCAGATAAAGTTGCTTGTTGTAAACCATTAACAATTTGACTTATAGTAGTTTGGTCTAAAGACATTCCTGAATTAGGTTGTGTAATATTTTCTTGAGCGGTTAAAGCTATATTACCACCAATACTTCCTCCTCCAACGGGGTCAGTTGGTAAATCTAAAATACTTGTTGAATCACTCATAATTATTGTAAAGATTGATTGATTACGATAATTACGCAAAGTATATATTTTATAAAAGTAATGGAAAATGTATAACCAATGTTTTGCTCCATCTTTATAAAAGATAGAAATTATTCAAATGTTACAGTTTTAGAATTTAATGTACACTTTGTGGCAACTGGAACATATTTTATACATTTTCCATTACTTTTATAAATTTTATCCTTAAAATCATCTAAAGGTGGTGCATGAAATAAAATACAATTATTGTCCTTACATACTGTTCTAAATAAAGAAGCTAAACCAAATCCCAACAAAATAGACATAATTATTTTTCCAGTTTCAGTATGAACAAACTTACCAAGATTAATTCCCATTTATATTATTATATTATAAATATTCTAAGCTTGTATAGGTATTTTAGATATTAGACTTTCATTATTTGGACATTCAATAGTTTCTTGTTCAAAGTAAAAACAATTTTCAGCTTTATCCTTAAATAATACTTTATCAACATTTTCTGGACTAGGATAAATATAAACTGTTTTCATCTCCGGACCAAGTATATATATAAAAAATAATCCAACTGCAAAACTAATAAGAAAAATTGGTATTGAAATATAATTTAATATCATATATAATTACATTAGAAAAAACCTCTACCGAAATTTACTTCTTTTTCTACTAAATCATTCATAGCATCTATTAACATATTGTAATTCTTTTCTTTTGTTTGCGTGTCTTCATTATACAAGGTAAGATAATTATTTTTTAGTGATTCCGGCAATTTACTAAACGCTTTATTATAAATAGAAACTCCAAAATCGTACTGACCATTTTCCATTTTTCTTGGTGGAATAACAATATTTGGTGGTATTGTTAATTTACAACCATTCCATTGTGGACCATGATTTATTCTCTCATTTACACATTTATGCATAAATTCTTTCATCCAATCTATATTAGATTTGAATTCATTTCTTAGTGCTTGTGGTAATATAACCCATAAATCTTTATATTCTTTAGTCTGCCAGTCAATTCCATCTACACCTTGACCAATAATTGGTTCATCATCAATTTCATCAATTGGTTTTGGTTGACCAGGTTCTTGAATTTTAATAGTGAATTCTTCTTCTTGTGATGTGCTATCAGATTCGATAATAAATGCACCAGGTTTTTTTTTGAATGCTTTAAGTCCAACATCAAAAGCAACTACTTTAGTATTATTATATCCTCCTATATATATATTTTCTAATGCAGTTTTTCGTTGAATTAATCTGCAAGTATCATTTGAATTATCATTATAAACTAAATTTACTCCGTATTTAAGTTGTCTAATTTTATTTAATAATGGCTGCAATGTTGTATGATAAATTGTAGCCGCTTCAATAGCAAAGTGAGTATCATTATTTTCATTCATTTTTTTAATACAATCCTTTATAATATTAATATTTTCATAAGATTGCACTAATGCTTCATCTAACTCAGATTTTTTATCTGGATTGTCATTAATTTTATTCCAACTTAATATATAACTTTCATAAATAGATGTTAAATCATTAATATAAGATTTATTATTATCAAAATTTTTAAGAGCACTTTCAGTAGTTATTAGACCAAACAATAATTTATTTTTATCATTAATTATATTTTTTTTTGCATCATCAATTTCATTTTTAATATCTGCAATTGATTTATCTAAGTTTTCGAAGGAACCTAAATTAATTTCAATATTAAGATTACATGGGTCTGCTAAATTACCACATTGTGACTTAAAAACTCTATAAGAATCCTCTTTATCATTAGATGGATTAAATGTTATAGAAAATATGGTACCTTTTCTAGATGGACGTTTACAATTGACACATTTTGGCATTAATTTTAAATATTCTGAACGTTTTTCCCTTTTACTTAATGTTGGATTATTAATTATTTTTCGTTTATTTACATTCATTTCATTTTCAAATTTTTCTTTCAATCTAAAGTATTCATTCAAAGCATCTTTAATACTATGTATTTCTTCTGTTGACATTATTATATATATTATAGTTAATAAATTAAATTTAAATAAAAAACATAGCTATAATTAATTATGAGATACATATTCATTTTCCCAATGGGGTAATCCAGTAATTAATTCTTGATGTGCTATTTGTTTTGCTACCTGAAATTTTTTTATTTTTTCCAATACATATTGTTGTTTTTCCTTATTTTTTTTAGCTACTTCAACAGGTGTTAATTTTCCTTTATATTTATAAACAAGTATTCCCCCTAAAACAATTAGAAACAAAATAAACATCCCAATATTAAAAACAGTATTATGAAATTGTTCTCTTATAATATGAGATTGTTTTAGAGCTTGATTTAAAAAATATTTAACACCTGGTTCTGTAAGTATCGGTTTAGGCGCTGGTTCTCCAAAATTCATAATAAATATAGTTAAAATTTTAAATTAATTTATACATATTATCTATATGGCTAATTCATACTTAAATATTTTAACATTTTTATTAACAACACTTTTTTATTATTTGGCCTTAAAGCCAGCCTTACCTTATACCCTTTATCAAAATAAACAAGAATATAAGAATTATATTAGCAATAGCTATATGTATTTAGCTATATACATATTATTAGTTATTTTAATACAATTTATGGTAAATTCATCAATTATTGCTAGTAATTGTGGAGGAAATATTACTGAAAATATGGGAGCTGCTGGTATCCTAACATTCTTACCATGGATATTAATTTTTGGCGTTCTTGTTTTAATTTTAACAATTTATCCAGGTTTTAAAAGTGCATTTGCTGATGTTGTTGGTTATTATTATGTCTCTGGTCCTGCTACTAAATTATTGACTGAATTATTAATAAATAAAGATATAGAAAAGAAATTGACAGAAGATAAAAATATGACTCCTGAAAAGAAAGAAGCACTCGAAACTGCAGCTGATGCTATAATTAAAATATGCGGAAATACTTCCATATTAATTAATCAAATAGTTCCAAGCAATTTCGACCAATATTGGGGTATTCTAACACCTCTAATGAAAGAAAAATATCAAACAGGGGGTGTAGAATCTGATAAAATGAAAAATGATTTATTTGAACTAGTTGTTACTAGAGATAATGTTGGCGAATCTATGTGGTATATGTATACTGGATTATTACTTACATCAATTGTTCAACTTAAAATAACTAACAGAGGTTGTGCAAGCAATCCAAAAACAATGGAGGCTAATTATCAAAAATTCTTAGACCAAGAACAAAAAGCTAAAGAAGAGAAGGAAAAAGCTGCTGCAACATATACAATCACTGGTTAAACATTATTATTTAAAATTGTTAACGCTTTTTCAATTAATTTTGATATTTTATTTGTTTTATATATAATAAAATTGATTTAAATATATTATACTGATTTAATAGATATAATATATAACATGTCAGACAATTGGGAAGATTGGGAAAATGAAGATTTTATTATTCCGGTTTTAAGTGTTCCAAATGAAGAACAATTAAAACGTTTAGAAGAAAGAAAATTAGTTGAAGAATCAGATAATGCATTAGCTAGGGAATTATTTTCAAATGATGAAGAAGATTTGGTATATGAAGAGTTGAAGAAGTTAGAAGAAAAAACAATTAGTAAGAAATTTCAGAGCACTGAAAAACAAGCACCAATAAAAAATGCATCTGGTAAACAAAAAGAAAATGAACTGAAACAAAAAGAATTTTCTAAAAAAAATAAGGAAGATAAATTACGAAAAGAAAGAGAAAAAGAATTATATGGTAAAGCAGAAGAAGATGAAGAATATTCTAAATATGAAGATAAGTTTTATTAAATTTTATATATTTACTAGGGAAAAATAACATAATAAATTACAGACCCAGAATATACTCTTAATTTAGAACGATTCAATGTTAATAAAACACACCTAATAGAGTTTAAAAAATTTTATGAGCATTTACATAATATAATATAGCTAAATAACAGACAATACCTAATAAAAGTGAAAGAAGCCAAATAGGTAAGATAGTTTTATTTCTATATCCTATACCAAATTCACGAATACTTCCATCTCTATTATAAAAGCAAGCAGGTTTCATGATTTGAATTGTACCAAAAATAATAACAAATAAAATAACTGCTACCAATGTAATATTTTCTCTAATATATGTTTTATACATCTAATATATAATTATAAACTATTTTTATAATTATATTTGTCTAAATACTTAATCTTCATCTCCATATGTTTCATATTCTGGAGCATCAATACCAGTATAATTACCATCATAATAATCCTCACCTAAATATTGCATGTCAAAAGCATCATCATCAATATCAGCCACATTTTGTTGATGTTCTAAATATTCATCCACTAAAATATCAATATTTTCATCATTTGCATCTTTATTTTTATTTCTAATTTTTCTTTCGGCTTTTTCCATCTCATCTCTCAACTGTTGCTCTTCATCATAGAAATCTTTATCTAATACAGTTAATCCTTTTTGTAATCCTTTACTATACAAACCTTGTTTTGTTATTTTCATTACTGTATCTATATCTCTTTCTTCGTCGGTCATTGATTTCAATCTATCAGTTACCATATCTTTTTCTCTTTCTCTCAATTTAAATACTCTATCTTGAATTTCTTCGTATGACGTATCAACTGTTTCTTTTTCGTTCCTAAATATATCCATAAAAGCAATTAGGAGGTCAGCTGTCTTTTGTTTTAATTGTCTTAAATTTCCTGTTTGAACTCTAGTATCAATTTGACTGCGCGATGACATACCTAAATCTATTCGTGTTTCAGTTTCATCAATATAATCAACAGAAAATATATCAGTAATATCAGTAGTCTTTGTAACTTCAGTAACAATCATATCTTGTTCATCAGCTAATGCTATATAAGTAATTAATATACGTAAAAGATAATATTCGAATAAAAATCTACTGGTTCTTTCATCAATAACTCCTCTTAAAGTTTTATCATTATGTTTAATACTTGTAAAACAAGGAGTAGAATCGGCTAATTTTATCATATTTTTACCCATTTGTTTAATTGTTGTTAAAACATTCAATAAAGTTGGTATACCATAAAATGGTTTTAATTTCTCAAAATAATCAGAAATGTATTTTTTTAATTTAGAAGCATGATTTTTTGAAAATCCATAATAATTAGGTATATGAGTATTATCAAAATTAACTTTATTTAAAATTATATTTGGAAATATATTAACAAAATTATCTATATATGTTTTGTAAAAATTGGTTACATTATACATAGCATCATTTGATATTTTTATCTCTTCATTTCTAGTTGAAGTATCACATATCCATGCAGACAAATTTTTAACTGTATCAGAGAATTTTCTTATTGAATTACGAGTAACATTCGAACCGCTATTTTTTTGAACAAAATCAATTAATTCATTTGTCATTTCTTCATTGGTTCTTATCAAAAAATCATTTAAATCCTTAACAGGTTTAGGATTAGATTCTGTTGCGATTTCAAAAGTGTCAATAGCATTTTTAATTAAGTCTCTTAATGATTGTTCAATTATTTCATTCTCATCATTTTCATCATAAATTGCATCTAATAAACTGGATAATTTAGCTATACAAGACACTATAGGATTGTCTAAGTCAATATTAATTATATTCTCTCGACTAATCAATTGGATAAGTCTTAAAAATTGTTCATTAGTATAATTTCTACCATCTTCTTTTAGTTTTTGTATCATTCTATCTATAGTATCTGATGGGTTAAGTAGGGATGAATCTGGTTTATCTGTACATAAAGGAATTAAGTCTTCTGGAATAGGAATTAGTGACTTAAATTTACAGTAAAAAATGAATGCAAGATAAACAGATTTTTCACTAAAAGTATTTGATATTGTTGGATAGATATTCTTAGTATTAATATGACTATAAAATAATAGTGCTTCAGAATGCCCTCTTATATCATCTAACATATCTGACAACTTTTTAACAATATTATTAAACTCAATAATATCTGGACTGCGACTGGTAAAATAATCAATAGTTGGTTCATTTGAGTTACTATCACAGCAAGCATTTTCTAGATAAGGTTCGTTATTTGATGTATGAAGTAAAAATTTATGAGTTTTAACAACATCGCGAATTTTTTCTTGAATAGCTAGAGAGAATTGTATAATTTTTGATTCTACAACTAGTATTTTTTCTCTCTGATTTTGAGAACCAATTCTTAAATCACTTACTAAACCTCTTCTAAACTCTTCAGAAATATTTACTAAATGTTTTATTTTAAACGGAACTAATGGTGGTAAGAAATCTGACCATTGTGCAATATCATGTTCTTCTGGTATAGCAGTTGCAGGGTTTGTTAATAAATATTGTGTTTTTTCTGAGAATTTTCTATGTACTTCTGGTAATTGAATGAGTAAATCATCTATAAAAATTTTAATTTTATTTTGTATCTTTTCAATATTAGTCTTCTTTAATACATTCCATGGCTCACCTGATTCTCTGATATCATAAGTAACACATGCTAAATAGATTAAACTACTTAAATCTCCTTGACCTTCATACGGATAACCAGTAAATGAACGCACACAACCTGGATGTGTTTTTCTTGTTCTAATTGAAGGAACTATCGTTTGAATAGCTATTAAATACATTCCTAAAGTTAAAAAGAGGAGAGAAGTGTTAAAAAAATCTCTATATGATGGAAGACTCTTACCTTTTTGTGCTGCAAATTTTATTTTTTCTTTATAATCACCTTCACTTTCAACTGTAGTTTTAATTGTCTCAGTTACACAGTTAATTATAAATTCTTTTTGTGTTTCAATATTAATTCCCATAGCAATCGACAAAGCATTTATAATATTATTAATCATAATAGTCTCAGGAGTTATATATTGGACAGTTTTTTCTGTTGTTGAAGCCATAATTTTACTACCTGCATCATTCTCCATTACACTTCTAGATACAATTTTAAAACCTTCATCATAACCTTCTTCAGTATCAAAATCACCAGGACAAATTGGCCAACCAGTATATTTATCTGTCCACCAATCACCATCATCACTTAGCTGTCCAATCTCGGCTTTAATTAAATTTAAAGTCGATTGATAGACATATTGAGAATCAATAAAAGCGCTAGCTAATGTCTTTTTAAATGAAGGAAGCAAATAAACATTGGTCTTGATACAATATAACCAATGCTCAGTTTCTTGATGACCAGTTGGAGAAATTACAGGTAATCCTGGTCTAGTAAATTTGTTAGCAAATGTGATAATATCATGTTGTTTCTTTACAAAATCTCGCTGACTTAAAATAATACTCAATAATTCTGCAAAAGGCGACACAATTTGACCCTTAGAATCATCTTCAATTTTTAAACCCAAATTATATCTTTCATTATTATATTTTAATAATGCATTTGTTTCAATCTTATTTATAATTGGCATTATTGACATAAAATATTCTAGTTTCTCTCTAATATTTTTCTCAAACTCTTCTTTCGACAATTTATATTTTGAATCGAATTCACTTATTATATTTTTTAGCAAGTTATTTTGTAAACTTAATTCATTCATTTCCATACTTTCACATTTATCATCTGATTTATAAATACATTTTTCTTCTAAATCACAAATTATTGATGATTCATCTGTTATTCCTGATTTTTTTGCTACTTCATTATTTAATTCCCATTTATTATTTTTTCTTATATAAAAATCAGATTCATCTTGGACATTTTCTGCATATCCTTTGTATAAAATTGCATATTGTCCATCAATTACTTTTTTAAATCCATCAACTAATGTTTCGGCAAAATGTGTTGCATCAGATTCTGATATATTTTTTTTCTTCATTTGGTCTTGAATTATATATTGTTTTACATTATCTGGAGACATAGTAATTATTTGTTCTGCATATCCACCATGTTTATTATCTTCTTCCATTACTCCATAATTTGTTTTATCATATTTTTTATCAAAATAAATAATCTTATTATTGTCATTTTCTAATTGTTCTAATGAAGTATACATTTTTGCTATTATAATTGTTTCGCATTTATCATCTTTTTCTTCCTCGTTTAATTTTTTATCGTTCTTTTTTCTCTCTACATCAAATATGTCACTTACATCTTTTGGAAACATTAATTTCAAATTTTCAATTGATAATGCAGTTGAATATAATCTTGAATAATCTTTTAATATTAATTTACGTAAAATCTCTGAGTTTGTAAATGTATCTTCTGGTTTATAAAGACCATAACCTGAATTAAAGACATCATCTCTAAGATTTCTATCAATTATCTCAATAATTGTATATGCTTTTTGTGGCATAACAGGAGTTTGTTTAATTGTGGTTAATAATTTAAAAATTCTAGAGTATTCAATCATATTTTTATTGTATTCTGAAATTCTTTTATCAATAAATTCTGTTATTTCTCTGTATTGATTAAATGTTAAATCTTCTGTATAAATTAAAAATGGTTCCAAATATCCAACCACTTCTACAATAGATAGTTTGCCAGTAATATATTTTTTCATCAAATTAAATAACAATTTTGTTTTTGGTACTATTGTTGAGATATATTTTTTATATAATTCTAATTTAGTCATACCTCTTGTTTCTTCTTCTGGAATATTAATAACATAATTTCTGATACCATTTACAAATTCGTTTTCATTAAATTCAAACTCGCCATCAAGAGATTCAACAAATATATCGGTAACATTACTTTTTTTTCTTAATAATTCCCAATAGTTTAAAAATATTTGGTTTAAATTTGCTCTTGATAACATATCTGTACCTGGTAAATTTATTTTTGAGAATCTAATTGTTGGTTCTGGTAAAGTGAGAATTGACTTTAAACTCAACATGTCATTATCAGAAATTTTAACTCTTATTGTTGTCATTTTTGATGCAGTTGAATCTATTGTATTTAATTTTGTATCTCCAAGATTATATCTAGAAATTACAAATCTTCTATTTCTTATCATATTATTACTAAATACGGATGAATAAAGGTCTTCTAAATTATCAATAATTGTGTTTATATTTGTATTAACTTCTTTATCAATAATTATACCTGATTGGTCCTCATCATTCAAGTAATCAAATGGTCTAAAATAAGATACTAAGTCTGAATATAATGCATTATATTTATTACTTTCTGCAGGTAAAGTATTTGAACGATAATTATCTATTAATTCTTGCATTTGTTTTAAATCGGTGGTTAAGTCTAAATTAATAACATCATTATTATCTTCATCAATATTTTGAACATTATAAACTTTTTTAACATTTTTTACTACTGGTAAAATCCAATATAAATTTGTATTAAATTTTTGCAACCATTGTTTTAATGGTTTATAATCAGCACCATAAATAACAAATCCTTCAACATTTCCATATTCATCGAAATCAGAGAATGAAGTTCTCAATTGTTTAAATCTATCTATCATTGTGTGAATATTATTTAATACTCTTGGAGTTCTTTGTAAATTTGGAATTGTAGAGAGAAGGTCATCTAATAAATCACTAACTTGTTCATCTATACTATATCTTTTCTCTTTTGTTGAAACATCTACAAATTGAACAATAGGTCCTAATTCTTCGTCGCCAAATACTATTTGGTCTGCCTTAATAATAATTTCTCTTAATTGGTCTCTAACATCTTTAACAGGAACTGCTAATTGAATATTTTCCACATCAACCATTTTCTTTTCTTCTTCTTCAAGTTCAGGAATATCTAACTCACCTTTTTCTAATTCCTCCTCAATTTTTTCCTTTTCTAATTCGTTTGTACTTGGTTTCCCTCTAATTTCTATATTTTCAATTGGTAAATCTTCTGGAATACCTTTATAGTCAAAATTAATATATATAATATCTTTATCACTTGTTCTAACTTCAATCATATCTTCTTCTAAATTTGTAATCTCTCCAGTGATTATAACAGGGATGTCTCCACCAAAATAAATATTTATCCATTTACCAGGAAGGAGACCATTTTGTCTTGCATAACTTGGACTATCAGCTCTACTAAGTATTTCAATTCTTTTAATATTACCATCACCTAAAATTCCATCTTCTGAAATTTTTATTTTTATTCTATTTAGTGTATCGGTATTTATTAAAAAAGCTTTTGATTTATCAATATAATCAATAATAAATGTTTGATTATTTAAATTTTCATTAACTGGATTAGTAATTTGAATTATATCACCCAATTGAAGTTCTAATTCTATATCTTCTTTTTCAGATTCTTTCTGAGGTTCTAAAGACATTGTTCTATAATTATATTAGATATTTTTATACTTAAGTAATAATCAATATAAAATATAGTTTAAAGACAATTTATTATTTAATTATAACGACAATATGAAATATAATCTGTCTGAAATTCCTGGCTTTAATGACCTACTTAAACCAGATTACAATAATACACTAAATTCAAATATACTAAAACTCAATAAAATTGAGTGCAGAACTAATAATTCTCAATATAAAGTTATTCGATATGATAAGAATTTGTTATGCATTGACCTTATACCATCTTATGGATTATGTCGCTCAATTATTTTAAATTCTGCTAATCAAGTCGTTGGATTTGCTCCACCCAAATCTTATAATGCAGAGCAGTTTTTTACTAAGTATTCAGAAAATACAACTGGTATTCAAGCTGAAGAATTTATTGAAGGAACTATGATTAATGTATTTTTTGACACATCTATTAGTGTTACTGGAAGTTGGGAAATTTCTACACGTAATACAGTTGGTGCAACATCTAGTTTTTTTAAATCGCCTGTCTCAAAGACATTTAGACAAATGTTTATGGAAGCAGCATCTGAGTGTAAGTTAGATATTAACAAATTAGAAAAGGAATTATGTTATAGTTTTGTTATTCAACATCCAGAAAATAGAATTGTTGTTCCTTTTTCTAAACCTCAACTTTATTTAGTTGGAGTTTATCATATTAATAATGAATTTAATGGTATTACAGTTACTACTTATGATGCTCAAGAATATCAGAAATTTTTTAGTGAAATAGGAACAACCGTAAAGTTTCCTCAAATTTATGACTTCAATAAATATTCTGAATTAATTAAAAAATACGGGTCAATGAATACATCATATGATGTAGTTGGTGTAGTAATTCACAATAAGAATACAGGAGAAAGAACTAAGATTAGAAATCCGGTTTATGAGCAAGTAAGAAATTTAAGAGGAAATCAACCTAAGTTGCAATATCAATATCTTTGTCTTAGAAAGGAAGGCAAAGTTAAAGATTTCTTAAAATTTTATCCAGAAAATAAAAGCGAGTTTTCAACATTCAGAGACCAAGTACATCTTTTTACAAATACATTGTATGCTAACTATGTATCATGTTATATTAAAAAGGAAAAACCTCTAATTGAATTTTCACAACAGTACAGAACTCATATGTTTAATATTCATCAACTTTATATGAATGAACTTAGAGAGAAAAAACAATTTATAAATAATACTGTTGTTCAAAAATACGTCAATGAATTACATCCATCATTATTTATGTATTGTTTGAATTTTCAAATGAGAAAACGTAACGTTGATACTAATGTTGCTGAAAATAATTAAATAAAAAATAATTAAATGATAAATATTTTATTAAATTTATAATTTAATTTTCTAATTAACGTGGAACCAATTTCAAGAATTCTTTTCTAATTTTTGTAAAAGTATCAACTGAAATACTGATGCATTCAATTAAATTTCCTTTTACATAAGAGACATCAACTGGTTTTGTATATGCCACTCTAATCAAACTATAAGTGTCATGTGGATGTAACATTTTAAAACCACTAAATGTCAAAATACCAGTCTCATAAAACTTTTTAAGCAGGAAATATTCAATAACTTTTCCAATTGTATAGTCTTCATTATCCAGATGAATATCATAACAATTTGGAATAGTTGAATCTGCAAATTTTATGTCTACTTCATCCTTTTCAATTATTGCATTTAAATTTTGCAATTTTTCAATCATCACTTTACATGCTAATGTGATTAGTTCAATATTTGTATAAATTCCAATACTTTGAATCACAAAATCAAAACTATCTTTCTTAAAAATACGTTTACCTTCCAAAAGCTTCCAATTAGCGGCTTCAAAATCGATTTCAGATTCTTTCTTTCCCTCATCCTTCCATTTTTGTTTTAATTGAGCTAATTTAGCCTCTTGAATAGCTTCATCTATGGTATTTCCATAAGAGCATGTTGAAACTACATTATAAGCTCCATCTTCTTTTGCAGTTCCGATATCAAACTCACTTGTTAAATTAATTATTTTTCCTTGAATTTCTTCAGCAGATTTAGCTTTCAATCTTACAAAATCAATATAATCACCAGTAATATCATCAGCTGGGAAAATTTCTCTGATTTTATCTCCCGATAATGGTTTACCAGTAACTAAGTCTTTAATTACAAAATCATTACTTGTAACATAGATTGTTGTGTCTGTATTATTTTGCACATTTAATTCCATAATATAATTTTTAATTGGAAAATCTTCAACATCTTTAATATGGATAGGGATACAACTTAAACGATGTTTTATAATTTCATTATTTAGCCCGCAAGTATTAGCAGTAATATTACATTTATTTTTATTATTTGGCGAAACTCTAAAAACTACTATAGGAATTTCTGATAAAATAATTCTTCGTAATGAATTAGCAATACTAACATTTACTTCACTTAGTGTGAATTTTAATTCATCATCTTTAGGATTTGACAAAATTTCTACACGAGGATTCACTGTAAACTCGTTTGGACTTGAATATGACATTCCTAGATTTGCTTGCATTATATCTAATATACATTTATATTTAAATTAATTATTTAATTCATTTTTTTTTTTAATGAGTTAAATATAATTTTGAATAAAATAATTATATATTAAGATGAGTTGTATTTTATATTACAGCAAATATTGCGAAGTTTCGAAAAAATATCTACAGCTTTTGTCGAAATCAGATGTTCAAAAAGATATTCATTTTATATGCATTGATAAAAGAGTAAAAGATTCCAATAATAAAACATATATTATTTTAGAAAATGGACAAAAAATTATTTTGCCAGAAAATATAACAAAAGTACCTGCTCTATTGTTATTAACACAAGGATATCAAGTATTATATGGAGAACAAATTTTACAACATATTAAACCAAAACAACAACAAGAAGTGAGAGTTGCTACTAAAAATAATATGGAGCCTATGGCATTTTCTCTCGGTAATTCGGGTGGATTTGGTGATATTGTCTCAGACCAATATAGCTTTTTAGACCAAGAACCTGATGATTTAAAAGCAGAAGGTAATGGAGGAATGAGACAAATGCATAATTATGTTGATTTAAATACTGCATTTAGTGGAGAAGTTTCAAATGTTAAGAGCAATGATGATTTCAATACTACTATTAGAGGAGCTAAAAAAATAGGTGAAGATGCATCTAATACACAAATGGAATCCAAGCTTAAACAAATGCAAGAACAAAGAGATGCTGATATTAGAGCTATAACCGGAAATAAACCACCTATGAGCTATTAATATATTAAAATTATTTAGAGATTCATTCTTATATATTACTATAAAAATGAAATCGCTAATTGTATTTATTAAAGAATT